GAACCTAACTGTCTCCTCACACAGACAGCAGGGAGCCCCCGTACTTGTGCAGAGCGCGGGGGCTTTTTGTTACCTAAACGATTATGCAGAAGGTCTACAACTTGCTGGGTGTTCTCGGCTTTGTCATGTCTGGAACGATGGCCGTCATGGGCGTGATGGCTTACACCCGCGTTCCGTCAATGGTCAAAAACTACGCCAGCGAGCTAAAGCTGGAGCTGACAAAAACGATCCTTGATCAAGTGCCCGTCCCTGAAGTTCCTGAGCTGCCCAAGGCCACAGGGCCTGCGATTCCCTTCAAGTAATCATCTTGGTGTTGGCGGTTGGATCGTCGTCATGAGCTTCCGGCCCAAAGCCTTCAGCTTTGATCTGCGCCATGTCCAGTTCTGGCGCGGGTGCCTCTTGTTTCTGCTCAAACGAAGCTAGCCATTCACGCAAAGCGTCCCCGGTTGGCGTACCTTTCGGCCATTTAACCCAGCGAAGAATCTGCTTCGTATCTGTGAACGGCCTGGCGCTATTTCCAGACAGTACGGTGTAAACAATGGGCGGCCCCTCTCTTCTGCGGTTCCTCTCAATCCAAAGCTGACCCGCTACGAAGCGATCGCCTGATTTCATGCCGGACATTCCTGATATTGAGATCCCGACGATTGAGATACGGCCCATCCCTGAGCCGCGTGTTTTCCCACCGCCGGTCACACAGAACTTAGCGCCGCGCCCGATATACCAAAAGCCAGGATGTGCCAGGGTCCACAGAGACGCACATCTGAATCCATCCCTGCTGCGGGATGACCCAAACGGCGTTGGCATTACTTGCCCTGAGGGTGAGATGCCCAGTTACGTCCCGCTGGATTGGACCCCGCGCAAGCTGCAAATCATCGAGCCAACACCAGTACAGAACGATGAGCAAGAACAGCCACCAGCGGGACAAAAGA